AAACCAAACATTCAGTTAAGCCTAAAACCGCAATAGAGCAAAACCGATGTTATAAGTAGCTTTTATTATGGATAAAACAATTTATTTTCAACCGCCTGGAATTAAGCCACAATATTGTGAAGCTGGCATGATTTCAGAAACCGACCCTGATTACATTTGGTATTATGATGAGCCTTGTAAAATATTAATTAGCGAGGTTAAAATTATACCGAAAGAAAATGTTATTTACGACAAAAAAAGTCGTTTATATCGAGTTAAACGTAACGATGAGTAAAGTTACTTATAACTCGCTCATTGGCGAACCTATATTTTTAACTATTTAAAAATCAAACGCTTAGAAACAAAATAAAGTACACTAAAAAAATATATTATGAATAAAGAAATAAAAGAACTATTTAAGCAAGTAAAGAACAAGAGAGAGTTTTGCATAAACTTATCTAAATATACAGGCGCAAAACAAACTTGTGTTACGAATAAGTGGTTTTACATAGATGGCACTATTCCAAAGGATTTATTACCCGAAGTAATCGAAAAACTAAAGCAAGAAATAGAACAAGAGAAAATAAAACACAAAAATGTTTGGTCAACTAAAAATAAATAGTTAAATTTGTTTAACTTTAAATCAATAGAAATTATGGAAGACTTCACAGTAATACCAAACGAAAAACTTTCGGAGTTAAAACGATTGAATAACGAAATAGAATTGTTAGTAGATTTAAAACATTTCGTTGGCTTACGTTTTACTCAAAAAGTACAACTAAAACAATACAAAAATCAATTATCAACTTTAATTAAATCATTATGACTAGTACGACAACAAAAAAAACAGCTTTAGAGGAATTTCAAGCTATGAGAATTACAGCCTTAGAAGAAGAAATAACAAGGCTAAACATTCAACTTAATGAAGTAAAACTATCAGCATTAAAAGCTAGAGTTTCAGACCCTATTTTTTTAAAACCGTTAAGCGAAATAAATGTAGATTATGAACTTGTAAAAGGTAATTAAAATGCAAAAAACGCCCTACGAATATCAACAAGAAGCAAAAAACGAGGCTTTAAAAGCACTCGAGAAAGCAAAGGAACTAGAACGAATTAAAAATCAAAACAATGGGAGCGACAAAAGAATACTTTCTTAAACTTCAAGAAGAGCGTTACAACGAATTAGGTAACGATGAAAAAATGTATCTAAACGCTTTAGGGTTAGAAGTAAGACAAATTCCAAGCAATGACGATTTAAACGACACTAAAGTAAAGGCATTCAATAAAGAAATAGCTAAACTTTATGAAAACAGAAACAGTTATTTGTTTGAAAAACGGAATAAATAGCGTATATTTACTTAATCTTTTATTAATCAATATCTTATAATTATGAAATTAATTGCAACAGCTTTACTTAAAGCACAGTCAGAAATGAGCAACCCTAAAAAGGGCGCAACAAATCCATTTTTTAAATCTAAATATGCGGACTTAAACGCAATTAGAGAGGCTGTTATTCCAACATTAAACAGTCACGGTATATCTGTATTACAACCGATAGTACACGTAGAAGGTAAAAACTTTGTTAAAACTGTGTTATTTCACGAATCAGGCGAGTTGCTAGAATCTTTAACAGAAATCATTTATAATAAGCAAAACGATGCGCAAGCTCAGGGAAGCGGTATAAGTTACGCAAGACGTTATGCGTTACAGTCTTTCGTTTGTGTTGGTGCTGATGATGATGATGGACAAAAAGCAGTACAAGCAAAACCAAATGCGACAAAGGAAGTAATGGATAATGCTAAAAAAGCTAATGCCACTATCGAAACTATTAAAATTAAATACTCGGTTAGTCCTGAGTTAGAAGCTTATTTTATTAATCTTTAATTTATATCTTATGGCACAGTCATTTTATGGAAGTATTGACTTCACAAAACTAATTGAACAAGCGAAAGCAGGAAATAAGGCTTTTACTAAAACTGAAAACGGGAAAATATATTTAAACGTTCGAGTTTGGGTAAATGATGAAGTTGATACTTATGGAAATATTGCTAGTTTCCAGTCAAACTTTAAAGGAGCACAAAAAGAGGATAAGTTTTATTTCGGAAACTTAAAAGAAAGCACCCCAGTAGAACAAAACATTGAACAAAACGAAGTTCCTGATGCTTCAGATTTACCATTTTAAACAAATTTAACACCACCCTAAACGCTCGTTAACTCGGGCGTTTTTTATAACTTTGAATTATGGATTTATTAGTAGTAAAAACAATAAACAACTTACTTAAACCAGCTTTTGATGATGACTTAGATAAGTTTAAGAAACTTCCTAAAGATGGTTATTTTGAAATTAAATACACTTCAAAAAGGAATGTAAAATTCCATCGTAAATTTTTTAGCCTTATTAAAATATGCTACGAAAATCAAAGCGATTATAGATTAATAGACGACCTAAGACGTGACTTATTAATTACTTCGGGACACTATGACGAAGTAGTAAATAAACTTACAGGGGAAGTCTATAAAATTGCACACTCTTTACAATTCTCAAAAATGGACGACACAGAATTTAGCAAAGTTTACGAGGACGTAAAAGAGGTTATTTGTAGATGGATATGCATAGATAACGAAACGATTAACGACGAGATTAACCAATACTTTTGATTATGCCTAAATGCCAATACCATAAAAAAAAATTCGAGGCAAAGTATTTTAATCAAAAATATTGCTTATCTGACGACGAATGTATAAAAGCATTTAACGAATTTGTAAAATCTGAAACCGAAAAGAAAAAAGCTAAAGAGTGGCAAAAAGAAAAAAAAGTGCTCAAAGAAAAATTAATGACTAAAAGCGACTATCTAAACATCGCTCAAAAGGTTTTTAATACTTACATACGAATGCGCGACAAAGGTAAACCGTGCATTTCTTGCGATAAGTTTTTAAAAGATAACGATATTAACGCCTCGCATTTTTTTTCAGTTGGTTCAAGTCCTAATTTACGATTTAATGAGGATAACGCGCATAACTCCTGCATACGATGCAACAAAGAACTTCACGGCAATATAGCTGAGTATGCAATTAGATTACCTAAAAGGATAGGAATAGAACGTTTTGAACAGTTACAACAAGATAGAAACAAACCGCTTTTACTAAATGTCGACGAAGTAAAAGAATTAATAAAAAAATACAAAAAAAAGATTGCAGAATTAAAAAATTGATTATATTTGTATTGTCGAAGCACTACCGACGAGGAAAATATTAAGTCTAATGACTTAAAACGAGAAACCCTTAACAGTAGTAGTGCATTGTTAGGGGTTTTCTCTTTATTATAAATTATGGCAGAAGGTAAAAAATCATTTATAGCATATTCAGATTGGTATGGTATGTTTAAAGCACTTCCTGATGAAGTAGCAGGTAAACTCATAAAACACATTTTTTCATACGTTAATGATGAGAACCCATCATCTGATGATTTCGTTATTAATGCCTTATTTGAGCAAGTTAAATCAACTTTAAAGCGTGATTTAATTAAATGGGAACAACAACAAGAACAACGAAAGAATGCAGGTATAAGGAGCGCAGAAATTCGTAAACAAAACGCAACAGCCGTTAACGAGCGTTCAATTTCGTCTACTGTAAGTGTAAATGATAGTGTAAGTGTAAATGATATTGTTATAAAAACTAATAATATAGAAGAACGCAAATTAAAATTTGCTTCCACATTAGAACCTTATTTAAATATTTACGGTAAAGATTTGTTAAATGATTTTTATAAGTACTGGAGTGAGCCAAACAAATCAAATACAAAATTTAAGCAAGAACTTGAAAAGACTTGGAGTTTAGAACGACGTTTAGAAACTTGGGCTAAAAATGATACTAATTTTAAAAACAAATACAATGGACAATCAAAAATTACAGACACAAACGAATTTAAACAAATCGTTAAAGGAATTGCCTCAGATGGACAAAGAAGATGAGTTAAAAAAATCTTTAGCAACTGCAATGCAAAGAGTAGATATGCAATTTAATGATATTGATTTAACAGTTAAAGACTTATACGAAGAGTTTAGCTTCTTAACTTTAAAAGGAATTAGAGAGGCTATCCGAAACGGTTCAATGTCAAAATATGGTAGAAGTTATAAATTATCTACTCAAGAAGTTTGTTTTTGGGTTCGTGAATATATTAAAGAAAACAATAAAAACCGCTGTATATGAGTTGGATTTTAAAAAGACACGTTACAAAGATATTTCACGCTTTTAAACGTAACAAAGATAGAATATACAAAGAGGATATTGAAGCGTTAAAAAACATAGATGAATTTATTGACGAATATTCGAAACAAACGGCAAAAGAAAATCTATTATACGCTAAATTACTTTGTGTTTATTTAAGGCAAAATGTGCATTACTACAAAGATGTAAAAATGGCAATCAGAGAGCTTAAATTTCAATTTAGTATGTCATTGGATAGGCAAATAGAATTACTAACTTACGATATGAATTTAGTAGAACTATCTAAACAAGAAACACCCGAGGCTGTTTTAGAAAAACTTGACAATCCTTGGAGTAAAGAGAATGTAGAAAAATCATTTTACAACTCGGCAAACGATTTATTAAAAGATGTAAATAACTACGTATAATAATGGGTTTAGATTTTAACGAACTTGAAAAGAATTTAGAATCAGTTAACGAAATTGATTTTATAAAATTAGAGCAAAGTTGTTTTGTCGATTTGTCGGAGGAAATAAAACACCCTGAAACTTTGCTTTCAATAGGTCAACACGAGTACAAAGGTAGTTATTACCCTACTCCAATAATGACAGCAGGCGAATTTTCAGCAATTATTGCAACATCAAAGAGTAAGAAAACATTTCTTAAATCAGCTTTTTTAGCTTCTTATATCGGCGGTGGTACTTCTACATTGTTTCCAAACATTAAAAGTCATAGAGATAAGGATTATACTATTTTAGATTTTGATACGGAACAGGGTAAATACTACACCCAAAGAACATTTAGGCGTGTTATTGAAATGGTAGGAGGTAACTACGATAGCTACATAGGTTACGCAACAAGACACTTAACAAGTAACGAAAGACTTTTACTTATCGACCATTGTTTAAAAAACCAGAATAAGTATAAACACCCAATAAAATTAGTTTCAATTGATGGGGTTGCCGATTTGGTAGAAAACACAAACGATATTGTAATGAGTAAAGAAGCTAGTGACTACATTATGAAATGGACGTATGAGTATAACATTCACGTTACAACTATCATACATAAATCGCCGATAACAAATAAACCACTTGGACACTTAGGGACATATGTATTAAAGAAAGCTGAAACGGTTATCGATTTGGAAATTCAATCAGATAATAGTATAAAAGTAAGCAACCCTTATTCGCGTGGTTATAGATTTGATGACTTTGCATTTGATATTAATAAAGATGCTTTGCCATATTTGTTAGATAATGGATTTATATGATACAAATTTCTAAAAACGTAAGTTTAAAGTTAGACTTTGAGCCACAGCAAACACCTAACGGTAATTGGATAAGACTTTCAGGAATAAGAAAGTCAGGAGTAGAAAAATGGATAAACGGAGCTTATAAATCACATTGGATATACTCTTTTATAAACATAGAAACCAATAAGATAATAGAGTTTGAGTTCGGATATTCAGATGAATTTTTAAAAATAATACAATAATGCAAGAAACAATTAACAAAATAAACGAGTTCTTTAAAGTAGATGTTAGAATCGTAAACCCGAAAAGAAACCACGCCGATGTAAGAAAAATGCTGTCTTATTATTTGAGATGCGAAAAGGGTTATAAGTACCAACAAATAGCCGATGCGATTAATCAAGACCACTCGAATGTAATCAACAACAAAGACAAACACATAGCGCTTTACCAAACAGATAAAGAATATAAAAAAAAATATGATGATTTTGTTTGCGTATTAAAATAATTTAATTATTTTTGCTATGTAGTTACGGTCTGAAATTAGTAACTTAAAGAAATTAGCCTTTTGATTCGCGTGTTACTTCAGACCTAGCACAAAGGCTTGTGGCGGTATTTTGCCAAATCACTTTTATAATCCGTTTTTATTAGCAGTCAAATTTTTAACTTTTAAATATAAATATATGTTCAGTAAAATCAAAAAAACATTAGGTATCAAAGAAAAACAATATTGGGTTTTCAGAAGGTACGCACAAGTAGATAGCTTTTCAAATGCGGAGGGTGCTATAATTCAAGAACAGTTTGCACTTCATTTTGTAGAACCATTTACAAGCAAGAAAAAAGCCGAAGCCGAAATAAAAGAAGTGTTAATAATGCAACCGTGGCAAAAGTTTATTGTTCTGTCGTAAATGGCATATAATGTCCTATGGCTTTGTCGTCGTTGTGGCGATTAAAGACTAAACTTAACAAAAACACATTAATCATTAAATTAAAAACTATGAATACAAATAAAGACCAAGTGCCACAATGGCGCCAAACCACTGTTAACCGCTGTTTCTACATAAATTTTAAAAATAGTTGTAATTTTATTTTTTTATTACAAATATTCTATTTATATTTGTATCATAATAACAATGAAGTTATTATTTAATTCTTTTTTATGGCTTTAGTTCCTTCTTTCGTTTGTGTTGAAAATTTAGTTTTAGAAACTAAAAAAAACAAATCTTTGGTATCAACTACTTTTACAGCTACTTTTTATGATGGTAGTCAAAAAATGTTGAACTTTAAAAAATGGACTTTAAATACTCTTTTAAAAAGCTCAGATTTTGATGGAAAATATTATTTTTCTAAAAACGAAAATACTTTATTTTTTAGAGATTGGAGCAGAAATCCTGTTTTTGGTTGTTTTAATAAAAATTACCCATCAGCTTTAATCCCTGATGAAATTACTGAATTAATGTAGTACTTTTTTGCGATAAGTATCATTATATGGTACTTATCGCAAAATTGTTCACAAAAAAATATAAAACACGTATTCGTGAACAAAGAATAAAAACGAACAATTATGCAACGAAAAAACACAATAGTACTTCTTCAAGAAAAAAAACCGCCAATAGTTCGAGGTAATTTTAAAAAGCTATGTTTAGAGTTTGGCTTTCCTTATCATACTTTAGCAAGGTTAAAATTTCCAGTCCACTATAAAGATTCAATTATACACAAAGTTGAGTTTAAATAGCGGTTAACGTTTTGCCACTTTGCGTAGTGGCAGATTAGAAGCACAAAATTTCAACTAAGCACAATGTTAAATAGAATTATAAACCTTGGAGTTACCACCGAACCTGCCATTACGCAAAATGGCTGTTATAGGTAGGGCTTCTCACAAAACTTAAAAGTATGTATTGGTACTGGATAAATGTATTTAATCACGAAGGATTCGTAGGAAGTTTTTACACTACTGAATCAAAACGAGAAATTGTCGTTAAAGAAATTAATGAAAGATATGGTCAAGGTAAATGGACTAGATATACTTCCGAGTAGTGTTTTAGCCTTACCTATAACGTTCATTATTGTAGCAGTTAAGGAAAAGCACACCTTATGCTTCAATTAAAAACCAAAACTTAAAAGTACAAAACAGTAAATAAATTAATAACCAAAGCCTTAATTGCTACAATATATTGTTGTAGGTAGGTTTTTTAACACCCAGAAATTATGGAAGTAGAATTTGAATTGAATTTAGACGATAACGGCAGACCTTGTATAAAATTTAAGCATCACGATAAAGACAATTCTTTAGAACAAAAAGCGTTGAAATTTTTTATTGATGCCGTAAAAGAAAAAGGGATGTGTTTGAAAAATCCTAGTGGATATATTGACACAAATGGAAATAGTTGGGAAAAATACGAAATACAAATAAATAAAACACCTGCGTAACTTTGGCGACAAAGTTGAGCAAACTTACCTACAACGTTCTGTGGCTTTGTGATGTTGCCAAAAAAACACACACCAAACTTTAAATTTAAGACAAATTATGAAAGTACAAACTGATGTTTCAGTTAATCCCGAAAAAGGCAATAGCACAAAACCGCTGTTAGGTGCAGTTTTTATTCAGTTCACAATTTAAATTTAAAAAATATGATAAAATTAGAAAATCCAAAAATTAGTATGCTTGTCAATTTTGACGGTACAACTATCGAACTATTTGACGCTAAAAGTTCAAAAACATTCGCAAAAGTTAAATTAACCAATGACCAACTTGCATCTATGTTATCAAGATTACATAGAACCGATTGTCAAATAGAAGTTGATAATTTAGAATTAATTGACAAACAAATGGAACATCAAAAGTTCGAGTTTGAAATCAATGAGCAAATGAGAACTTCAAAAAGTGCCTTACATCAACATTGCTTAAAGGCTCTTATTTCACAAAATATGTCTGAATGGTTACCTGAAAGCACTTATGGAAGTCAAGATAGTTTTTTTTCAAAAGAAGGTAAATATTTTGCAAGAACCACTATTCGTAGGTGGTCGTAAAATTGCACCTAACTCGCTCATTGGCGAACCTACCTTTATAATAACCAATAAATCAATAAGTTACAATTAACTTTAATGCGTAAAAAATATATATTATGAAACTTACCGATCAACAAAGAAAACAAATAAGAAAAGAAGCAAATTTAATATGGAAAGCAATTTTTATTTTAGCAATAGGTTTAATTTTAAGATAATGGAAAACACACGAAATTTAATAGGAAGAAAATTCAAAGGTTTTAAGTTTGAAAATACTGGAGTTGTAGAATATCATCACTTAATGGATAAATATCTAAATAAGGAGCTTGAAATTTCACACACAACAACAGACTATGTTGTTACAAAAAATTACGATTGGTACCCACTAAAAGAAGTACTAAACCACTTAATACCCGAAGAAACACAAATACCTGAACTACCTGATGGAGTTTTGATGTTGGTTAGTAATGATAATAAAAATTGGAAAGAAATGCGTGTAGTATGTAAAGATAAATTTAACATTATTTGGTGTTTTAATGGTGGAACTTTTGTAACATACAACTACTGCAAACCAATACCAAAACTACCAAACTACACTTTACAAGAACTGAAAGAAAAAATAGGCCACGATTTTAATTTAATTGATTAGTGATGAAAATAGCCATAAAAATTTTAATTGCAAATTTTATATTTATTAGTTGTGAACCAGTACAAGATTTTAGTAATGAAGAAAAAATACATCGTGAAGCTATGAGAAATAATTCAGATTACTACACGATAGTATATGATGGATGTGAATATGTTGTTTGCACTTTTGATAGCAGAAACTTTGTTCATAAAGGGAGTTGTAAGTTTTGCCAAAAACGATTAATAAAAAAATAATTACTTATGAATCCAGAATTTAGATTTAAAATTATAAAATACGATAATCCAGAAACGTACTATTCTTTTACATTTATTGATGTTAAATATATTAAAATAAAGAAGCAATACTGTTTGAATTTTATTATTTGCAATATTTTCTTTAAGTGTATTTTATATAGAAAATAACCATTAAAAAATTAGTACAAACATATGAACACATTCGACAAACAAGAACTAATAAGACAAATAAACAAACACTATAATACAGACGTACAAAGTACAGACAGATATTTAGATATTGTAACAGCTAAAAAAGCACTTTGTTATTATATGCGAGTAGTTAAAAGATGCACGTTTCAAGAAATAGCAAACTTACTAAACTTAAACCACGCTACTGTTATCCACCACGTAGAGAAACATAACAATCTTTACAAGTACGATAGTGAATACAGAAACAAATACATTGAGTTTGAGAAGTATATCCAACCAATAGGGAAAAGATATTTATGTAGAGAAACAAATTATTTACCAAAGTTTAAATAATTTTCGTATATTAGCCGTAACTTATGATAACGGAACTATTTAAAAAACATACTCTTTGGGTTAGAATGGCGACAGGGATTTGCAAAGACCCCTATTTAGCACAAGATATCGTGCAAGATATGTATTTAAAGTTTATTGATTATAGTAAAGAAATAAATGACTGGTATATATATTACGCTTTGAAACATATCTTTATAAACTATATTAGAGATGACGAAAAAAGATTTAAAGCAGAAGTAAGACACTATCATTTATACAAAGAAGTTATAAACGAAGAGGAAGAAAAAAAAGAAGTTCCGGATATATTTACTTGGGTGGAAAAACAAATACTTATACATCGTTATGACAAATCGTGTAGAGATATTGAAAAAGAATTTAATATAAACTTTATTAAAGTTCACAGAATAGAAACCAAAGCAAAAGAAAAGATAAAACTATGGGAAGAAAAAAGAAAATTAAAGGATTAGGCGACGTTATAGAAACGGCAACTTCCTTTTTAGGTATAACAAAATGTAATGAGTGCGAAGAGAGAAGGCAAAAACTTAATCTAAAATACCCAACTAGGTTAAAGCCTAGATGTATGACATCCGAAGAGGTAGAAACATATAAAGAATTTCACGACAAAAGAACTTTAAAGCTATCTAACGAACAAAGACTTTATATTTGTAAGATATACTCAGAAGTATTTAATGTCCCTTATTACGAGCCATGTGTCACTTGTGGAGCATCGCCTTACATTGTTATGATAGAGAGAATGGATAACGAATTTAAACTATACCAAAATGAATAATAACTTTAATTTGATTTCATCAAAAGAATTACACCCAAACAGATATGAGATTATTTTTTCAAGTAAGGGTGTAAAATATAAAGTTGATGTTCTTAAAGAAAACACCAATTTAACAGAACTAATTGAAAAAGAAAAACAACTAATTAATTAAATTATGAAAACTAAACTATTATTATTACTTATTGTATTATTCTCTTTTGCGTGTAGCAAAGAAGAAATACCAACGAAACAACCAATTACTTATAGCGAGCCAGCTAAATGCGATTGCGTTAAAACATACTACATTTACTATCCAGCAATGGGAAGTGGCGCAGGATACATACCGGCTCACTACGATGTTACAAGAATGGAATCAGGACGTTTTGCTTGTGCATTAGATACAAATCAATATGTACAATTCTATACAGAATACTCAACTCATTATAAAATAGATTGTAATTAATTATTTAGAATGATTATGTTTAAACTTAACTTTTAACATTATGGCATTTGAAAAAGGAAACAAACTAGGTAAAGGAAGACCTACTAAAGTTCAAGAAGAGAAAGCCAACGAAATAATGCTTGGAGCTTTAAAAGAACTTTACAATACAGAAACAGATGAAGAAACTAAAAAGGCTTTTGTTAAGACTACTTTAATGGAAAGTCAAAGGGGGCAGTTATTTGTAGCTGAACATATATTCGGAAAAGCTCCACAAGAAATAAAGCAAACAAATTTAAATATAGATGCTAAGGAGTTGACAGACGAAGAGATAAAGAAAATTAAGAATGCTTTAGATAATGCTTACTAACGAAGATAAAGTCTTAAAGGTAATGTGTGAGAAGGATTTACTTTTCTTTACTCGATACATTTACAAGGAAAACCATAGGCGTAATTTTATAGTTGCGCCTCATTTCGTTTTGATAGCTAATAAACTAATGGATGTTATCAATGGCAAAACAAAACGCCTTATAATAAATATACCGCCTCGATATGGTAAAACAGAATTAGCAGTAAAGAACTTTATCGCTTACGGTTTAGCAATTAACCCAAGTGCAAAGTTTATACATTTATCTTACTCAGATGATTTAGCACTAGACAATTCAAGTCAAGCAAAAGAATATGTAGAGAGTGATGCGTTTCAAAAGTTTTGGGAGATGAAACTTAAAAAGGATGCGCAAGGTAAAAAGAAATGGTTTAACGAATATGGCGGTGGGGTTTACGCTACTGCAAGTGGTGGGGCTATTACTGGATTCGGGGCGGGTGTTTCTGAGAGTGCAAAATTTAGCGGTGCAATTATAATAGATGACCCTTTAAAGCCTGATGATGCATCGAGCGAGGTTAAACGAAAAGCAGTTAACGAAAGGTTTAACAATACAATACGGTCAAGGGTAAATGATAGGAACACACCTATTATTGTAATTATGCAAAGATTACACGAAGAGGATATGAGCGGATTTCTTTTAAACGGTGGAAGCGGTGAAGAGTGGGAACATTTATGTTTGCCAGCATTAAACGAAAACAACGAACCGTTATATCCTGATAAACATACATTTGAAGAGCTTGAACAAATTAGACAAGCGAATAGATATAATTTCGCCGGGCAATATATGCAACAACCAGCACCAGACGAGGGCGGCGAATGGCGCAAGGAATGGTTTAGAATAATGGATAAGTCCGAAATACCATTAAACACTTTGAAATGGGAGTTGTTGATAGATGGAGCTTACACAAAAGACACAGCGAATGACCCAAGCGGTTTTCAAATAGGGGCAAAGTATGGAAACGATTATGTCATCTATTCGAGTATAGATAAGTATTTAGAAATGCCAGCGCTTATGAAATTCATACCAGCACATATCGAAGCATCGGGTGTAAAAGTACATTTGTCTTTAGCTGAACCTAAAGCGAGTGGTAAATCAATAGTTCAGATGGTTAGAGAAAACACAGGTTTAAATATTACAGAAATAAAAACGCCTTTTGTTAATAGTTCTAAAATAGAAAACGCAAGAGCCTGCTCTCCTTTTATCGAAGGTGGACGGGTTATATTAGTAAAAGGAAGTTGGAACGAAGCATTTTTAAATCAGGTCGGTACGTTTCCAAATGCTAAACACGACGAACACGTGGATTTAACTTGCTACGGAATAGAAAGAAACTTGATGAATAAGGCTTCTTTTGATATTAGATAGAATGAAACAAACTAACAAAATAATCGTTATTAATATATGAAAGTTACCATACCAGAAAATATAGCAGATATTACTTTAGGTCAGTATATGTCTTATGAAGAACTATTGACTAAAGGTTATGACGAACGTAACCTTTTAAGAAGAAAAATAAATCTATTTACAAACATATCATTTAAAGATACTGAGCTATTAACAGCTAAAGACTTTACACGATTATCATATTTAATCGATGTAGCTCTTTCGCAAGATGCAGAATTTGTAAATCGTTTTAAAATGTTAGATATTGAATTTGGATTCATACCAAACTTTGATAAGATTTCAGTAGGGGAGTTTGCGGATATAACACAACACGCAAGCGATAAAAACAAAACGCACAATTTAATGGCTGTTTTATTTAGACCAATTATAAATAGTAAAGGTGATAGTTACGAGTTGATGCCTTACAATGGGACTGCAGAATATGCCGAGTTAATGAAACAAATGCCTTTACACGTGGCAAATGGAGCGGTTTTTTTTTTCTTGAATTTAACGAAAGAATTAGAGAGAGTTACCCAGAAGTATTTAACACAGGAACTACTGAGGCAAACGACACAGCCGAGATGTTCCAAAATTTCGGTTGGTATCCAACGTTTAAAAAACTTGCTAAGAATAATATATTTAAAATTGAAGAGGTAGCAAAGTTAAATATTCATAAAGTATTATATTTTCTTGCTTGTGATATTGTGGAAACAAATGCTAAGATTGCAATAATGAATAAACCAAAGAACGGACAATTTACACAGTTATAAATGAACGGATATACACAAGTACTTGACTATATTAGAAGTCTTGCCGAGCCATTGGTTAGTAAGGTGACAAAGGTAGAGCTAGATAAGATAGACCAAAATAAGAAGAACTTATTCCCATTGCTTAACATTGTAATTGATGGCGGTGGTTTTCCTAGTGATTCTACTATATTATTAAACGTGCAACTTACTTGCTTGGATATTCGAGATATAAATAAAGAGGTTAGTGAAGATGATTTCTATTATAACGATAACGAACCCGATAATATAAATAACTGTTTAGCTGTTTTGAATCGTATTTGGTTACAGATGCAAAAGGATTTTGAAGAAAACAATATTACTTCATCCGAAAACCCTACGTTTGAAATAGGTCGTTTACAGCACGCTAATTTATTGGACGGTGTTAGTATGTCATTCGATGTAATATTGCCTAATACAACGATTAATTTATGTCAGTAAAAGAGGTATTAGATACATTTGGCAAAAGAGTTGTACAACAGTCAAAGTCTAATTTATCTAAGTCAGGTAAAAAAGATACTAGCGACTTATATAACAGTATTGGTTATGAAGTATTGGTGCATCGAAATAGCTTTTCTTTGTCTTTGAAGATGGTTGATTACGGCACATTCGTAGATAAAGGGGTAAAAGGTAAGACGAGTAGTAACCGAGCTCCAAATAGTCCGTATAAGTTTGGGACTGGTTCAGGTAAAAAAGGAGGGTTAACAAATGGCATTGATGGCTGGGTAAAAAGAAAAGGGATTCAATTTAAAGATAAAAAGAGTGGAAGGTTCTTAAGTTATAAATCAACCTCTTTTTTAATTATGCGTGCCATTTGGAATAAGGGTATTGAAACAACAAACTTTATAACACGTCCTTTTGAGAATGAATTTAAAAAATTGCCTGATGAAATAGTACAAGCGTACGGACTAGAAGTAAATAATTTAATGCAATTAGCTTTTAAGAAATGATAAAAACACTATCACCTCATTATATAGAAATACCTTTAACAAATCCAACTTCGGATATTGTATGCGAAAAGTATGTGTTTAAATTGTTTATTTGGAATGGTTCTAAAGACGCAATTCCGTCGACTGCTACGTATCAAATAACTAAGATTAATGCTTCGGCAAGTAGTGGGACTGACAAAGTAAATATAAGTAGAATTGTAAATGATTTTATAGACTTCAATATTACAATACCCTCTACAACTTCTTTAGAAGATGGTAATAACCAAGTTTGGGTAAAGACTTCGGTATATTATAATGATATGCCAACGATTGCACAGGTGCAAACTATTCAATTAGCTGTTAAAGGTTACGGTTATTTTCAGGAAGGAGCAAACCCAAGTACTCCAGCGAATAAAATATTACTAACTGGCGACGAGTTTAAAGTTGATAGAAACGGATTCTTTGTACTGCCTTTTTTATTAGATACAACGCCACCCGAAGAGCCTATATTAGAAATAGATTCTACAGCATTTGGGGAGTTGTTCTTTACAACAAATATCGAATACACAGAAATATATTTCAGATATCGATTAGAGGGCGAAACAGACTGGCCAAACGCCGAGCAAATAGGATATACAAATCCTTTTGATTTCTTTGTACCTACAGTTCCTGATACATATGAATTACAAATATACACTTATGATCCATTAAATGAAGTTGTAGTGTATTCACCAATATTTACTTTAATCGTGACCCCATAATGGCAATACAAATAAAATCATACCCATTTAACACAATAGACACTACAATAGCTACACCGACTACTATTGTAAGTGGTGAAATGGTACAGTACCTTTGGTTAGATATAGCTGAATTTACCAATGAGGAATATATTGAGATAACATATAACGGGGTAACAAAGACTGTTATAATAACAGACGAGTGTAAATACACGCCAGTAGATGTATGCTTCTTAAATAAAGAGGGAGCGATACAGACGTTTACTTTTTTTAAAGCAAGAAAAGACAGCGATATAATTAGCTCAGAAAAATACCAAAGCAATGACGTTATAGGAAACCATCAGGATATAACATACAATGTACAAGCGAGAAGAAAAATTTCTTTAAATACTGGATTTGTTACCGAGGACAAAAACGAAACAATAAGACAATTATTGTTATCTACTAAGGTATGGTTTATTGAGAATGGAGTTAAGATTCCAGTAAAAAATGGAACCTCAAATTTTCAAGTAAAAACAAGGATTTCAGACAAATTAATTAACTACGAAATAGATTTCGAATACGCATTTAATCAAATTAACAACGTATGATTTTAAAGATATACATAGAGAATCAGCTTGTTGATTTGTTTGATGACGAGAATGTAAATTTGAATAGTTCTATTGCTGACATTGATGATATTACAAAAATAAATTCAGATTACACAAAGACGTTTACAGTACCAGCTTCGGATAATAATAATAAGTTATTCAAGCATTATTACAATGCGGACATAGATAACACTTTCGATGCAAGAACAAAGAAAACAGCACGCATTGAGTTAGATGGTATGCCGTTCAGATTTGGTAAAATAAGACTTGATAAGGTTGCTATGAAAGATGGCGCACCGAGTAGCTATACTATCAACTTTTGGGGAAGTCTTATAAATTTTAAGGACTTACTTGGTGATGATGATTTAAGTAAATTAGATTATTCCGCTTATAACCACGAGTACACCGATACAAATATCAAGATAGGTTTGCAAACTGGATTGTTTGATAACGATATAATCTACACTTTATTTTCAAATAAAAGACAGTACCTATATGACACTGACCCATCTAACAACACCAATACAGATAAACTTGTTAACGTTGCATATAATGGAGTTGGGCGTGGTGTTATATGGTATGGGTTACGACCAAGTATTAGGCTTAAGGTTTTAATTGATTTGATTAGCGCAAAATACGGCATTATATTTAGTGATGACTTTTTCAGTCGTATAGAGTTTACCGAGTTATATATGTTAGCGAATGGTTTAAATGAAAACTCCGACTTTGTTTACACTACAAAACAAATCAATTGGACTGGTGGCGATACTGTTTTTATGAACTTAGCTACAAATACAGCAACTTTTGGCTTGACTTATGTTAGTTCGGCAACTTATAACAAGTGGCAACATACTATTTTAATACAGCCAGATTTAGATAGTATCTTTATGAGCTACACACTTGTTACTTATGTAAACGGTGCTGTTTATTCAGAAGAAACATTAGTAGGTCAAAATACAAAGCAAATATCTTTTCAGGCGTTACCTTACGAGGCAGTAGGTACTTATACGTTAAGTTATGATATAAAAGCGCCGTTTGGTTTTACTTATACTTCATTACTTGTAAATACCCTTTATACTTATTTGGTAGCATTAGCGCCTCCAGTTATTACAGCTTATTCAAATACTGCCTCGAGTTATACTTTTGAGGGCGACTTTGATTTTAATTTGTATATGCCAAAAATAAAGATAACAGACTTTTTAAAAGGGTTGTTTTCTATGTTCAAACTCGTGGCTATTCCTGACGAGAATGACATTATATACGTAAACTGCTTACAAGATTACTATAAAGAGGGTAAAGTTTACGATATTACAAAGTATGTACATACTGATACACACGATGTATCGAGGGGCAAAATATTAAACAGAATCGATTTCCTTTATGAAACACCAACAACTTTACTGAACAAACAGTTCAAAGAGTTAACTGGCGTTGCATACGGTGACGAGGTTACTATTTTAAAAGATGCCGATGGAAAAGTATTAGATGGTGAAAAGTTAGAGGTTAAACTTCCATTTGAAAATGTATTATTTGAGAGATTAACTGGTTCAAATATTCAATATGGTTATACTGTAAATGATAAATTAGAACCGAATCAAACTAAACCAATAATTTACTATAACAATAATATAGAATTAAACGGTACTAAGTTATCTTTTATAAATCAAAATAGTACAGCTTCAAATCTAAACACAACTCTAAACACTCCATCGCATAGTTTAGGACTTACAAATCCTAACTTCTCTATATTGTGGGGTTTAGAATATTCGACGTGGGACTATGTAGCAATACAAAAGACGTTGTTCGTTAACTATTGGAAAGATTATATAACTTCAATTTTTAATGTTAAAAAAAGGCTGTTTAAGTTTCAAGCTAAGCTACCAATGTACTTGCTGACTAAGTTGCAATTGAATGATGTTCTTTTTATTAAAGATAGGTATTATAGAATTAATGATTTTAATGTAAACCTTTTAAACGGCGATACTACATTAAACCTTATAAATACTTTTGAAACAAACTTTGGAATATTCCAGCCGAATGAAAGCGTAATAAATCTAAACTATAAAGAGCAAACAACAAACGTTTATGTGAGTAACGGCTCGGTAATGAATATAGTTTTAGAGGACTTAGGCTATGGGACATCGTGGGCAACTGTGATACAAAACGGCAGTTCTATCGTTATTACAGTAGATGAAAATACAACAGGTTTAAGTAGATTCTTATTTATTAATGTAGACAACGGGAACGGTAAAACATTTCAAATTTATTTAAACCAAAAAAATAAAGTGATAACTTTTGATAGTACAGAAAACACTTTTGATAGCACAATATTAACCTTTGACGCAGAATAACAATGGCACAACAAATTATAGGAATAGGGACAGTAGGGAATGATGCAACTGGCGACAGCTTAAGAGATGGCGGGGATAAGATAAACGATAACTTTACCGAGATTTATAATGAAAGAGGATGGGGGTATTACGTTGACAGTTTAGCCACTCCTACAATTACAATCGGAACTACTTATACCCAAATTACAATAGATGCATTGGGTGCAAACCAAGTCGCGTATTTACCAAAAGAAATAAGAGGGGTTTCTCATTTATTTTCAGGTAATAAAATAACTCCAATATCTATTGGAGACGATTATGATGGGCGTTTTGATTTAACCGTAACTGCAAAAACTGGGTCACCTACTTTAATAGAATTTATTATAGATATTAGTGGAGGTACGGCGGGTACAAATGTAGCTTTTACTGGGTATATTCAAGCTGGAGGAACTATTCCATACAATCAAAGTATTGATTTAGATTATTTTTCTTTAGCAACATTTGTAGCAAATGGTGGTAAATTGTATGCTAAAACAGATTCAGGGACAGTAACAATTGGCAGAAGAAATATAAAAATATCAAGAAAGTCAAAAGGGATTTAATATGATAGAAAAATGTTTAGAACTGCTTTATCAATTTGAGTATTTAGGGGAATCCGAATTAATTGATATCGCAAAAGGAAAAAACGAAATCCCTAAAACTTGGGCGGACTTTAAAAATAAAGCTAAAAGAAGAAACGCATGGCTATTGTTGAAGAAATAAGAATTAACGTTGTAGATAATGGATTAGATGAAGCGACTGCAAAGACAAACGCTTTGGCCTCAGCGACTAAGAATGTAGCAAAGGAAATGAGCAACACAGGAAACTCTGTATTAGAAAATGGGGGTGCGATGGGATTGCTTAATGATGCTACTGGCGGTTATGCTATGATGGTGAAAGACGCGGTAGAGGCTTCGGTATTGTTCACTAAGTCGCAAAAAATATTGGCAGTACAACAAAAAGTTATGGCTTTTGCTACTGGTACTTCTACGGGTGCCTTGAAAATATTCCGCTTAGCTTTGATTTCAACTGGAATAGGGGCTTTAGTGGTTGGAATAGGTTTACTTATTACTAACTTTGATAAAGTTAAAGAAGCTGTTATGCGTTTTATTCCTGGACTTAAAATAGTCGGGGATATTATAAGTAATTTAGTTACTGCGGTAACTGATTTTATCGGAGTAACTTCCGACGCTACACGTGCGCTTGATGCTATGGTGGCTAAGTCAGAAGAAAGTCTTAAGCGTTCCGAGCATTTTTTAGAGGCTAACGGAGATAAATACGACGAATACACCCAAAGAAAAATGAAGTCTACTATTGACTTTAATAAAAAAGTAATTGAACTCAACAACGACGAAACATTATCCGAGCAAGAAAAGTTAAAGAGAATTGAGGACTTTAGAAAGAAACAAAATAGAGAAGTAATACAAGCCGATGCAGACCGCGCGGAAGAACTTGCTAAAAAAAGAAAAGAGGCTCAGGATAAAATCGACGAAGAAAATAAAAAAGCAAGCGACAAAGCAAAGGCAGAAGCTGACAAAAGAGCTGAGCAAGAAAAAAGCCGTATTGAAAGTATTAATAAACTTTTAGAGGACTACCGTAAAAAAGAAGAGGACGCAAAGGCTAAAACCGAACTTGATAAAATTAATTTAGATGAGAAGCGAGCCATTGCGGAACTTGAAAGACTAAGAGCAAACGAAGAGCAAAAGGCACAAGTAAGAGCGTACTATAACGGATTACGAGTAGAGGAAGAAAATAGAATCAATGAGGCGTTGGCGGAACTTGAAATTAAAAAGAATGATGCTAAGCGTGAACTTGACTTACAACAAAAGGAGTGGGAGATAGAAAATGAAATTGACCCAATTACAAAAGGTCAAAGAGAATTGGAGTTTATGTATGAAAAATACGAACTAGAATTAGAACAGTTACAACGTGAAATAGAGGACAAAGAAAACACAGATGAACAAAAGTTAGAAGCTATAAATGCTTACAACGCAAGAGAAGAGGAAATAAAACAAGAGGTTTTAAATAAGAAAAAAGAGAATGCTAATACTGAAAAAGAAATTGAGAAACAATTAGCCGATGCTAAAAGAGAAATACAAGACCAAAGCTTAGATGCTGTTGGTGCTGGCGTTGGATTAGTCAAGCAACTTTTTGGCAAAAGTAAAGAAGTTCAAAAAGGCGCGTTAATTGCTGAAAGCGCAGTGGGTATTGCTAAAATTATAATGTCAACACAGACAGCGATTGCTGGAGCTTTAGCAACCCCACAAGCAATTGCAACAAGTGGGGCGGCTGCTATTCCTACTATTGCTTTTGCATCATTAACTGGGGCAACTTCTATTGCAGCTAATGTTTCCGCAACTGCTAAAGGATTACAAGCATTAGGAGGTGGAGGTGCTCCGAGTGCTGGGGGTTCAAGTACGTCAGCACCAGTGCCTACCAGCGCGCCTAGTTTCAACTTAGTGCAAGGCACTGGAGCAAATCAAATAGCCAACGCAATAGGAAGTGAGCAAACACCTTTAAAAGCATACGTAACAAGTGGTGATGTAAGTAGCGGTCAGTCATTGGATAGAAATATTATCGAAAATTCTAAGTTTTAGCAAAATAGAAACAAATATAATAAAAGTTCGTTATTAATTAAAAGTTTTTAAATGAAAACATACGAAGCTATTTTTGAGCCAGATAAAAACAAAGGAGTGTACGGCATTTCTTTAGTAGAAAATCCAGCAATGGAGGGGCATTTTATCGCTTTATCTAAAGAAGAAAAAATACAATTTAAAACAATTGACGAAGAGAAAAGGATTTTAGTAGGGTTAGTTTTAGAACCTAATAAACCTATTTATAGAAATCAAGATGGCGAAGAGTTTAATATTGTATTTTCTGAAAAGACAGTTGAGGATTTATGTTATGGTTTTACTAAAAACCAAAACAATAAAAACAGCACAATAGAGCATAACGAAAACCAAAGAATTGAGGGTGTTACCTTTGTTGAAAATTGGTTAGTTCGTGACGAAAAAATGGATACAACTCTAGCTTTAGGGATAGAGTGTAAAAAAGGAAGTTGGGCGACTGTTATGAAAGTTGATAACGACGATGTTTGGAATGACTATGTTAAGTCTGGCAAAGTAAAAGGTTTTTCAATTGATGCATTGGTATCATTAAGAGAAGTAAATTTTAAAAGTGAATTAAATATGAGTGAAAATGTTTTAGTTAAATTTTTGGAGGAATTACCTTCAAAGATTGCTTTAGCTTTAAACCCAAAAAAAGAAACCGAAATTGAATTAGGCAAAATACAGTCTGAGGATGGAAAAGTATCTTTTATGTTTGAAGGCGACACGATGCAAGTCGGAGGTCGTATTTGGGTGGTAGCTGATGATGGTACAGAAGTACCTTTGCCAGTTGGCGACTACGTTTTAGAAGATGCATCTATTTTGGTAGTAGCAGAAGAGGGTGTGATTGCTGAGGTTAAACCAAAAGCTGATGAAACTCCAATGGAAAACAAGCCAGCGGAAATGACTTCTGAACAAGTTAGCGAGGCTACAACTGCAATTGAAAACGCTATTAAATCAATTATGATTAAATATAGTGAGGATAACAAGTTAGTTATTGACGAGTTAAGAGCTGAGTTAAAAGAAACAAAGGAACAATTAGTTTCTTTATCTGAACAACCAGCATCGAAACCGATTAAATCAGTGCCTACTCAGGTGGATTTATCTAAAATGACTAAAACAGAAAGACTGTTTAATAAAATTAATCAAGTAAAAAACTAAGTAAATAAATGGCAACAACAGTAACAGTAACATCGAATTACGCAGGCAAAGAGGCTGGCGCAATCGTAGGTCAAGCATTTAAAGAAGCTGACACAATCGCAAAGGGATTTATTACAACCTTTGAAAATATTAATTATAAACTTAATTTAAGAAAAATTGAGTTAACAGGCGGTAAACGTGCGTACTCGTGTGGACACGTACCAGCGGGAGCGATTACTCTATCTGAAAAAGTTTTAGAACCTATTAAATTCAAAGACGACTTTGAAGTATGTAAAGAGGATTTTAGAGCGCAATGGTCTAGCGATACTATGGGTTCTTCCGCTCATAACGATAACGCTCCAAAGGATATTATGGACGCTATTTTAGTTGAGAAACTAGCTCAAACAGCGCAAGAATTAGACGCTAATATTTGGACTGGGGACTCTACAAATACAGATGAGTTTGATGGATTTTTAAAATTATTTGCAGCTGATTCCGATGTCATTGATGTTGATTTGTCAGCAGCTACAACTGAGGCGAACGTAGAAGCTCAATTAAAACAAGCTTTAGCAGCAGTACCAGTAGCACTACGTAGAAAAGATTTAAAAGTTGGGGTTTCTTCTGATGTTGCACAAGCGTACAACTTTTACTTAATCTCAAAAGGAATTTCTAACGGACTAGGTGGGGATGCTAATACAATGATGAAATTTGGCAAATACACTATTGAGGAATTAAACGGATTGCCTGATTCAAATATTGTAATCGCTGAACCTAAAAATTTAATTTTCGGTACTGGATTATTGGCAGACCATAACGAAGTGAGATTGGTAGACCAAGACGAAACCTTATTGAATGGTAAAGTTATTGGAACGATGGTTTATAACGCTGGGGTTAATTACTACAACGGTGAGGAAATTGTTTGGGCAAGACAAATTGCATAAATATTAACATAACCGCTCATTAATTTGGGCGGTTTATAAAACATCTAATATATGGCTTGCGATATAACAGCGGGGAGATTAGTCCCATGTAAAAATACGATTGGAGGGGTACGAAAAGTATTCTTCTTTAATTATGTAGAGAATGCCTTTACTGTAACAAACTCAGTAGCTACTGCGATTAATCCATTAGTTACAGATGTTTTTGAATATGAGTTAGTAGGTGATACTAACAACCTATTACAGTCTATGGTTTCCTCTTCTACTGCTGGCACAACTGTAAACACACAAACATTAACAATGGCACTTAACTCAATGAGCAAAGAAGATAGCCACCAGTTAAATTTGTTGGCTTATGGTCGCCCAATTGCAGTAGTTCAAGATAAAAATGGCAACTATTTAGCTTGTGGTTTACTTGAAGGAATTGATTTTACAGTAGCGCCAACAACTGGAGCGGGTAAAGCTGATTTTAACGGATACACTTTAACTGGCGTATCTATGGAAGGAGCTTTAGCACCTCACTTAGATAGTGCTACTATTACGGCATTATTAGCTTTGGTATAACATTCTGTTTTTTTAAATTTAAAAACCTCTTTTTGAAACATAAAAGAGGTTTTTTCGTTATATAAATATGATAGTATTAGATTCATCAAACACAACACATAATTTTAAAGTCGTTCCACGAAACTATATTTTAGGCGATAAGTCGTTACAATTATATAACGAGGAAACTGATTTGTTTTCAGATGAAGATGCTGATATAACTATAACGGATGGTTACATTGATATTTCATTTGATAAAGAGGTTTTAAACAATGCTTCATATCAAATAAAAATATACGATTCCATAACTAACAATGTTTATTATAGAGGGAAGTTATTTTTTACAAATCAATCCGATATACAAAATTTTAGAATTACAAATGATTACTTTACACTATGAGCGATATAAAATTAATACAGTTATCTAATTACCAAAGACCACCGATTGTGGAGGTTAAAAGTAAGAACTGGGTTTTAAACGGTAAGGACAATAGTTTTTATCAATACATTATCGATAGAAATAACGGTAGCGTTACCAATTCGGCTATAAATAAATCGTATGCTAATTTAATATTTGGGAAAGGATTAAGCGCAAAAGATGCTAGTATGAAGCCGAATCAATGGGCGCAATTAGTATCTATAATAAATAAAAAAGAACTTAAAAAAATTATATCCGACTTTCAAATATTTGGAAGTGCTACAATGCAAGTCATTAAAAGCAAGGATAAAAAGAAAGTAGTAGGGGTTTATCATTTACCTGAAAATTTAGTTGTGCCATCTTTAGAAAATGAGGAAGGAGAAATTGAGGGGTATTGGTATTGTAAAAACTGGAGCAAGATAAATACGTTCCCGCCTGAGTTTTACCCTAGCTTTGGAACTTCAAACGAAGGTATAGAGATATTTAGAATAAAACCATACTCGGCTGGGTGCAATTACTTTTCAAATCCTGACTATTTCGCTGGGTTAGCCTATGCAGAAATGGAGGAGGAAATCGCAAACTTTTGTATTAACTCTATTAAAAAGGGATTAAGCGCTGGATATATTATAAATATTCCTGATGGACAAACAATGACACCCGAAGAGCGCGACGAGTTAGAAAGTAAGATAAAAGCTAAATTAACAGGGTCGCCAAACGCATTAAGTTTTGTTTTAAACTTCTCAGGTAAAGATGCAGAAATTACTATTGTACCGTTTCCAGTAAATGAAAACCAACATAAGCAATGGCAATTTTTAACTGCAGAAAGCAGACAACAAATTATGACAGCTCACAAAGTTGTTAGCCCTATGTTGTTCGGGATTAAAGACGCTACTGGATTTGGTAATAATGCTGACGAATTAGAAACTGCAAGAAAATTAGTTTATCAAGATGTTATAGTACCTAAGCAAGAGTTTATACTTGATGCTTTAGAAGAAATACTATCTTTTAATGATATTAATTTAGATTTATATTTTATCCCCTTGACTGAAGTTTCCGAAAACAAGGTTGAAATGAGCGCGCACGTTTGTTGCTCAGATGAAAAAAAAAACCTTGACACCAACGTAGCGGACGAGCTTATTAATTTAGGTGAAGAGGTTAGCGAGGAATGGGAGTTAGTAGAAATTAAAATAATAACAGACGAAAACAGCGTACATTTTGCAAGTACTGGCACAGCAATACCAAACGCAAAAAGCTCGCAAGATGGCGATAAATTTAAAAGCCGTTACCGATATATTGGGGAAGTAAGAAGTAATACTAGAGAGTTTTGCCGTAAAATGATAAATGCTAATAAATTATATCGTTTAGAGGATATTAATTTAATGAGTTCACGAGTAGTAAATGAGGGTTGGGGCCCAAATGGCTCAAACACTTACGACATATTACTTTATAAAGGCGGTGGGGCTTGTCGCCACGTATGGCAAAGAGAAACATACAGATTAAAAGCGGATGTAAATAGCCCAAATGCGGAACAAATAACACCAGCACAAGCAAGAAAAGAGGGCGAAATATTACCAACAGTTGATAGTAAAGCATACCAGCAACCAAACGATATGCCTAATAATGGATTTTTAAAACCTAGAGGATAATGGAAGTTTTAATTATAAGACCTAGCGAAATAACAGCATTCACTCCGATGGGTGGTAATGTTGATATTGACAAATATAAACCTTGTATTTTGAATGTTCAAAATATGGTAATCGAACCGTTACTAGGTAAAACCTTATTTGAAAAGATAAGAACAGATTTTGCTGGTGATGATTTGGCTGGTGATTATTTAATTTTGTATGAAAGCTACCTAAAACCTATATTAAGACATCAAGCATTCGCAGAATATGCCGAGATAGGGAGTTATCAAGTTTCAAACGGTGGTATTTTTAAGTTTAGTCAAGAAAATACAGAGGTAGTAAGTAAAGAAGAGGCGCAATATTTAGCGTCAAGCGAAAGAAATAAGGCTCAATTTTATATTACACGTTGCGAAACCTGGCTTTGTGAAAACAATTTGCCCGAATACAAAAGAAGCAACCGTAAAAACGTATCAAACGGATGGCATTTATAGATTCAAATAGATATGTTAAGTGTAAAAACGCCATCGGTGGGGTAAAAAACGCATATTTAGCACCTTACAAAAAGGTATTAAGAAGTGAAATTGTTTATGACGGTACAGAATTAACACAGTTTCCTCAAACATTTATTTATAAATTTGAGTTAATAGATGGGGGTTTTGAACAATCACACCAAGATAGTGATGGCGGGAAGTTTTATAATCAAAGTATTACGTTAAAATTTAATAAAATAACAGTTTTTGATAATATTAACTTTCAAAAATTACTTAGAAAAGATTATTTTTTAGTAATTGAGGATAGAAACGGAAACTTTTTTTTAATGGGTTTTAGAAATGGAGCTACTTGTGGGAAATTAGATGTTAACCAAACATCTTATACTTTATCTTTTGAGGCGAAGGAAGAGGAATTTGCGCCATTTTGTAGTGATATTATTGGCGAGGATTTAATCGTAATTGATTACGAGAATTATATATTTGAGAATGAGGATAATTACATATTTGAAAACGACGAGAATTATATATGGCACTAAACAGAAAATTAAGCGACAAACCGCTAGCTAGTAGTTGCAGTAGCAATGCAAGGGTACACATTTATGAACCTGAAGATTTATCACAGTCACCAACTGGTAGTGATTACCAAATTCCAGCTTCTTATCTTAGAGATGTTAATTTGCAAGAGGTTACAGATATCGGTAATTCAACTACAAATAGTATTTATAGTACTAATAGTGTTAATGCTATTGACGAATCTAATGGTAATAAACTATCATTAAAAAGTGATGGTTTATATTTTGTAAATGAAGACGCACTGTCAACAGCTAAATTAATTCAAAGTACTGCTGGTTCTTTTGTAACAGTTGAAATGCCCGCAATAGATGGTAGATTATTAACAACTAGCGGAACAGAAGTTGGAAACCCCGTTACAGGCTCTATTCAGTTTATTCCATATACGGATAAAGGAAATCTTTATGTAAAGGCTTATGACGATGAGGCTGGGCTATTTATGGACACAAATGAGATGGGTTTAGGGTTAAGTAATAGTGTTTTAGGAACTTTTTCTAATTTATCTGTTTTACAAGATAAAATAAATATTAAGATTAGTGAACCGTCATCAAGAGGGATTGTTGGTGAACAAGACTTTACTGCTAATATTACTGATTTCGATTACACTCAAGAAATCTATGTAATTCCTAGAGGCGGTACTAAAGTAGGTAAACCTATTACAGGGGATTTAGAAATATCAGATAACATAAATATAAAAGGGAGTGTTGGCGGTTCTATAAGAAACTTTAGGTACAATGATGAAGGAAATACAATAATAGAAAATATAGAAGACGGGAGCCCTGATATTTTCACACAAATAACAATAGCTAGAACAAGTAATAGTGTTTTTGTTTCGGATGCTGGGGGTGCTACTTTTTCCGCTACACAAACGGCTTATGACTTTACAATTGATAGTTCTAATCCTTTGTCTAAAGGAATAACTTCACCTACAGACTTCACCGATAATATTACAGATTTAGATTACACTCAAAAAATATATGTAGATGGCTCGGTACAAAGGACTACTTTAACAAGTGGCTCGTTTACACCTACCGCAACGCCTAGTGATTTAATTATTATTCACGAAGCTGGTGCAACGGCAACATTAACGATTAATATGCCAACAGTACCGAGAGATAAACAGAAAGTCACTATTATGTCAGTAGGAGGAATAACCGATTTGACTTTAGCGACCGCAGTTGGTAGTATTTTAAATACTGTTACTTCTTTAGTTGCTGGTGTTGCTGTAAGATATGTTTGGTTAGATTCACAAAGTAAATGGTATAAAATTTAAATATATAAAAATGAAAAATTCAAAACTATTCGGAGTAAACTTATTAGATTTTTTAAAAGGTTTAATTTTAGCAGTTGGAACGCCTTTATTATACTTTTTACAGGAGTTGTTACCAAGTTTAGGGATGGCAGATTGGCAAAAAATAGCGTTATCGGCTTTAATTGCATACATCATTAAACAATTCTTTACAAGTAGCGAGGGTAAATTTATGAGTAAAGATAGCGATATTGTAAACGATGAAATTATAGGTAACCGCCCAAAAGACAGGTAATGAAATGGATTTTATATTTAGCTTTAGCAGTTGGAATTGTTAATGGCTTATTTTGGAGCGAATTACCTAAAGGAAGTTACTATATATTAAATTCTTTTTTTGTATTTTTACTGTGTTTGTTTATTTATATTAAGAATAGGAATAGTTTTATTAATTTTGTATTAGTAATGTTATCCTTTAGTACCTTATTAGATGAGTTGTTTTTTGACAATACAATAATAAGCGTAAATGAATTATTAATTGCTTTATCAATTCCATTTATTTGGGTATTTAGAAAAAAAAATGAAACAAACACTATTAAACAATGAGGCATTAGCTTTTTTAACAAAGATTATATTTCCAGCCTTTATTGGTGTTGGGATAAAAATAGCAATTGAAATGAGAAAAAACAAAACAAAAGCGTCGTTATTCAACGTAACTATGTCAATGTTTGTTGGAGTGGGGGGCGCTTACTTATCAAACGGACTTGTACAGGCGATATTTAGTTATGAATATGTATCTATTGTAGTGGCTATTATAGCTATTCTAACTGATAAAATTGCAGAATTTTTGATATACAAGTTTAATGTAGATGTTTTTTTAAGTGCTTTAGCTGATACCTTATTAGATACAATCAATAAATCGAGAAACAAATGATAACAACACAACAAGCAATTGCAAAATTTGGAAAACCAACTCAGCAAGGTGGTTATTTAACTACTATAAAACTTCCTTATCCTATGCGTTTGGCGTGGGATTTGAAAACAAAAGTAACTACAATGCGTTGCCATAAATTAGTCGCTGAGGACTTTAGTAATGTATTTGCAGAATTACTAAAAGTTTACGGTTACGAAAAAATACAAGAGCTTGGAATTGATTTATTTGGTGGTTGTTTTAATTTTCGCGCTATGCGTGGTGGAACTGAATACTCACGTCATTCTTGGGGAATAGCTATTGACTTAGACCCTGAGAGAAACCAATTAAAAGAAACTTCTAAAACGGCACGATTTGCAAGACCTGAATATAAGCAAATGATTGATATATTTTATAAACACGGATTCGTTTCTTTAGGTCGTGAAAAGAACTACGATTGGATGCATTTTGAGCATACAGGAAAATAAAATTATATCTAATTACATATAAAACTTAATATTTACTTATTTTTATACGTAATTACATATATTACCAAATAACGTAATAAACTAAATTATTAACTAAATACGTAATACTATGGATTATAGAAGCCTTGAAGAACAGTACAACGAGTTAATAAATCCCGTAAACATTCGTAAGATTCAAACTGATGAACAATTTGTTGAATGGTGTAATAGTGGCTCGATAGAAGATTTAGACTGTACTTTGCGTGTATTCGTCGAAGCTGAAATGTATGAGGACTGCGCTGTTATTCGTGATGTATTACAAAGAAAAAACAATCAAAGATGAAACTACAAAAATCAGAATTAGAAGAAATCCAATTAAGAGCAAGAAAAGCAATGCGAGTTATCGTAACTTGCTGTTTTATAATCGCTTTATTAGTTGTACTATACCGTTAAAATAATATTTTTTGTAATAGTTTAATAAAAATTTATATATTTGTTTAAACTAAATCAATAATTATTATGGGAAAAAAGGGAAACCAAAACGCGAAGACGTACAAAAAAGATATAGTAATATCTTACTTATCTAAATTTCCAAAAGCATCTACAATGGCTATTTCTAGAATGGTCTACAATGAAAACAAACTTGACTTTGACTCAGTTGACCAAGCTAGGGGGATTGTCAGAAGGTATAGAGGTGAAGCAGGAGTTAACAACTCAACAGTAACTAATGTATCAACACGCACAACAGAAACCAAAAAACAATTTATGAAAAAAACAATCGAACTTCCAGAAAGCGACTACGAAAAATGCGAGCCGTTTATCATCCCAAAGGGACAAAACAACATTTTAATTTTATCTGATATTCATTTTCCATATCAAGATAACAAGGCTTTAGAATTAGCTTTAAATTACGGTCTTGAAAATAAAGTAAATGCGGTATATCTAAATGGTGATATTGCCGACTTTTACCAATGCTCAAGATTTACCAAGGACAGACGTTTAAGAGATATGGCAGGTGAACTTGAAATAGTTAGAAACTTCTTAAAGCAATTACAAGAATTATTCAAATGCCCTATTTACTATAAAATAGGAAACCACGAAAAAAGATATGAAGATTATTTAATGATTAAAGCGCCTGAGTTATTAGGTATTGACGACTTTAAATTAGAGCAACTTTTAAGATTCCGAGAGTTTGGCGTTACTTTGGTAAAAGACAAGCAAATGGCTTTAGCTGGAAAACTTCCAATTTTGCACGGTCACGAATGGTTCGGAGGGTTTGCACCTCCAGTTAATCCTGCTAGGGGTTTATTTATGAAAGCAAAAGAAAGCTGTATTGTTGGACATCATCACAGAACTAGCGAGCATACAGAGAAAACCTTAAGCGGTGACGTTACAACAACTTGGTCTACTGGTTGCTTATGTGGATTAGAACCTGAGTACGCTCCTTACAATAATTATAATCACGGATTTGCACACGTTAAAGTCGGTAAAGATGGAAACTACGAGTTGAAAAACATTCGTATTATTAATTATAAAATTGTATAGTATGAGTCCACTACAAAGAATACAACGAATTATGCGCTTTTACTACGGTAGAGGCGTAAAAAAAGAAAGCGTTAACACAGTATATAGAAAAATATTAAATATGAAAAAAATAACAATCATTGCGTTATCACTACTACTATTTAGTTGTGCTGGAGCGCGTAAAGTCGAAAAGACAAAAGAAGAAATTAAAACCGACACAAAAGAAACGGTAAAAGTAAACACCGATATTGAAACGGTTAAAAAAGAAGAAACAAAAGTAAACGTAATTGTAACAGATTCTACTAAAGAAGAAATTGAAGAAACGATTATTGAAGAAATTGGAAAGCCTAAAATAACTAAACGTAAAATAAAGCGTTCTAAGGCGATAAAAAGTACAGATAACACAAATATACTTGCAAATGAAAAAATTACCGATAAAACAACCGCAGTTGCCGAAAAACAGGAACAGAGCCAAAAGAGTTCAGAAGCCAAAACAGTAGATAAAAAACAGTTTGATTTTATAGGTCAAATCCTTCAATACTTGTGGTTATGGCTTTTAATTATCTTAGCTATTTATTTATTTAAAAAATATCGTGATAAAATTTGGTTTATATAAAATAAAAGTATTAAATTTGAGTTTCATAATTTTTGATTTTGGTTGGTTAATTAGACCGCTTCTTTATAGAGGCGGTTTTTTTATTTGTATGTAATAAATAAATCACTATATTTGTATTAGTGCCCTGCTATTCATTTTTATGCTTTAGTCTCTGCACTTTAAAAGAAAACTCTCCATATTATTTTTAAATTTATCCCTAACTACCAATTAGGGATTTTTTTTGTTAAAATTTACTTTTTTATTTGGTGGTTAAAATAATTTAACTATATTTGTACTATCAAAATGAAACAAGTACTTTGACATATCGGAATGGAGCTATTAATTTAACTGGTAAAAATACACTTACGTTTTAGTGTTTCGCAGGTTCGAGACCCGCATAGCTCCCTAACTTAAAATTAATTATTATGAAAACTCAATTTGAACTAGATATTGAACAAAGAAAAGAAGAATTAGACGAAGCGAAAAGACTTTTATCTATTATGGATAAAAAAACAGCTTTAATTTTTTGTGAAGAATTAGCGAAAAAATTACCAAATATAAACGATACGCCTCCAATTAATAGAAAACACAGAAGTAATTATATGCAATTTTACTACAACGGTGTTCGTAATGCTATAAATAAAACAGTTAAATAATTATGAAAACAATCTACGACAAAATCAATTTAGCACTATTTATTTGTGCTGTACTTTTAACATTATCAATCTTAATACTATTGACGTTATGAAAGAAACAGTATTAACGGCTTTATTAAGACGTAAGAAAACAGAAAAAATTAACGAAGATAGTATCTTTTTAGAGTATCAATTTAACGATATGTGGCTAACTATTTTCGCTACTAAAGAAGATGAATTTAAAATATCTGAGTTATTTCATAGCGAAGAAATTAAACTCACTAAAAGCCAAAAAGCAGATTTACAAAAGTTGGTTTACTCTAAAGTTATTGAAGTAGTAGACCCGACTGATGAATATTTCGATAATGGAGTTAGAAAGGAAAACTTTTATTAACGGTTCTCGCGAATTGTGGCTTTAACAATAAACTTCTGGGCGGAGTTATAAAACCCAAACACAAATAGTATGGAAAATTCATTTTATGACAGACTTCTAATTGAAGCACAGGAATTAGCAACAAAAACAAATGCATTAAACGACTTTATGCGTACACAAGCTTTTGTTGATTTAGACAGGCAAAACAAAGATTTACTTTACGTTCAATCAAGATTGATGAGTGAGTATTTACAAGTTTTAGGGCAAAGATTAGAGATTTTAGGAGACAAATTCTCTTTTAAAAAGTAATCTTATTTAGGTGGTTTTGGCGGTAGTCTTTCGATTCTACTGCCATATCCGCTAACGTTCTCCCAGCTTTGCGAGGTTGCTGAAAGTAAAAGACCTCGCTTCGATTTAAAAAGTGCATTGCAAGTACACACTAAACATTAAATTAATCACACACCAGCAATCTTGCAAAACTGGTGTTATAAGCAGGCTAAATTATGGATGCAGTACAAGAATATTTAAAAAAATACGAATTAGGTTTCCCAACTTTTGAGAAGTTTTTTAATCTAAAAAAAGAAGATTTGATTGAAAAGTTAAAAGATGTTTGCGAACATCATAAACAAGCAACCGAACTATTAAATGAAAAACCTAATTCTTATAAATTCATTGAAGAAGATAAACCAATAAAAATAAAATTATGTAGTTGGAGTACTTTAGAAATTACACCGACTGGAATTTACTATAAAGGCGAACATTCTTATAAATCTAGCGATGTAGTTTTATTCAATAAGTTTTTTTGCGGTTAGTTGGGAATAGCTTGCTTATAACGTTTTCGGGCTTGGCGAAGTGGCTGAACCCTAAGCTAAATAGAATTACTAAACTTTAAAATTAAAAACGAATGATTAATAGAATTACTGAACAGCCATTTTGCCAAACCCGTGTTATGTGCATGGCGGTTGATAACCTTGAACTTCTTTTGTCGCAACCTGATGAAAGTGTAGATTTAATTTACTGTGATATTCTTTATGGAACAGGCAGAAACTTTGGCGATTACCAAGACTTAAAACCAATTAGAAGTGAAATTGAAGCACATTATTTGCCAAGATTAAAAGAAATGCACCGAGTATTAAAAAGCACAGGAAGTATTTATTTGCAAATGGATACAAGGATTAACCATTGGGTGCGGTGCATTATGGATGATGTTTTTGGATATGATAATTTTAGAAATGAAATTATTTGGGGATATAAAACAGGAGGAGCAAGTAAAAAAGAATACAGTAAGAAACACGATGTTATATTATTTTATTCTAAAACTAAAAACTATTACTTTGAAAACCCAAGAGAGAACAAAGTTTATATTGACAAGAAAAGAGGTTATGACCCAAATTTAAAATATGAATTTGATGAAATTGGCGAATATACATTAGGTTATTATACTGACTGTTTTGTGTTGGATAATTTTTCTACACGATATGGAAGAGTTGCTTATCAAACAAACAAGCCTATAAAACTAATTGAAAGGTTTATAAAATCCAGTAGCAAAGAAGGAGATACTGTTGCAGATTATTATTTGGGTAGTGGCACAACCGCAGTAGTTTGTAAAGAACTAAACCGAAATTTTATAGGTTGCGACATTAATCCAAAAGCTATTGAAATAACAAATACTCGTTTAGATGCAGTTTCGTAGCCTTGCACATAACGATTTGCGGCTTTGTGATGTTGCCGAAAAAACACACCTAAACTTTAAATTTAAGACAAATGATTGAGATACAAAACCAACTTTCAGTTAATCCCGAAAACGGCAATAGCACAAAACCGCTGTTACCAGCAGTGCCTTCTTCGGAGGTATATTTGGAAGATTGTGTAAAGGCATTAAAACGCTATGCAGATAATCATTTTGATTTGGCAATTGTTGACCCACCTTATGGTATTGGAGCAAGTGCAGATAGCCGAGTTGGTGGTCATTATACTGTAAATATGGGAGGCGTAAAAAAGAAAGTAGCAGCCAAACAATATACGCCTAAAGATTGGGATTTTGAAAAGCCGACAACGGAATACTGGAACGAATTAAAAAGAGTATCTAAAAATCAAATTGTTTGGGGTGGAAATTATTTTGTTGAAAATTTAAAAGATAGTGCTTGCTGGCTTGTTTGGAATAAACGAAACGGAGAAAATAATAATGCTGATTGCGAACTTGCTTGGACATCTTTTAAAACGGCAGTAAGGATGTTTGATTGGAAATGGAACGGAATGCTTCAACAAAATATGAAAGACAAGGAAGAACGAATGCACCCCACACAAAAGCCAGTTGCACTTTATGACTGGTTACTTATGAACTATGCAAAGCCAAACGATTTGATTTTAGATACCCATTTAGGGAGTGGAAGCAGTAGGATTGCAGCGTATAAAGGCGGGTTCAACTTTGTAGGGTTTGAAATTGACCAAGAATATTATGAGAAACAAGAAAAGCGTTTTAATGACTTTAAATCACAATTACGTCTGTTTTAGCGGTGTCGGTGGCATTGCTGGTAACGCATTGCAACTTGTGGTAGTTTGGGGTAAAAAAGCCCTGAACTTCGGAGTTAAGACAGATTATAAAAATACAGACTGAAAATTAAATTAATAACTAAAACCCAAATTACCACAAATTGCTGTTATGCGTTCGGCTTTTTATTTATAAACAAATTAAACTAAAAAAAATGATTACAGAAAAAGAATTTCAAGAAGCATTAAAAACTGTAAATGAATATATTTTACAGTTAAACAATGAGGTTGCTTTAAAAGAAAACAAAATAAACAAAACTTTAATACCCGAATGGATTATTAAACAAAAAAACAAAAGCAATTTGAACCATACGCACACAAGACTGTTTAATTGCTTGGTTGCTTTACAATGTGAAGAATATAAATACATTGAAGATGTTCTTGCTGTTGTTGACCCAACGAAAAGATTTAGAAATTTTGGACAAACAAGTGTTACTGCTTTAAAAGAGTTATACTTTGGCGACTCCAACGAAGCTGACGCATAACGGTTCTCGGCTTTGCTTTGTTGCGGAAAAGTAAGCCAAAAGTTTAGATTTAAAAACAAAATTAACAAATATAAACCAAACATTCAGTTAAGCCTAAAACCGCAATAGAGCAAAACCGATGTTATAAGTAGCTTTTATTATGGATAAAACAATTTATTTTCAACCGCCTGGAATTAAGCCACAATATTGTGAAGCTGGCATGATTTCAGAAAC